AGGATATAGGCGGCGTCGCCGACCTTATCGAGCCATACCGAACCTTCCGGGACGCGGCTGTCGCTTACGGTGGGAGCTCGGCCCGCATAAACTAAGACCACTCCTAGTTTTTCAGGGAGAAAGTTGTCGTTGAGCAGTCTATGGGACATTATACCCCCTTAAGCATTGGTTTTCGTAAAGTGGTAGCTGTAAGAGCATACCCAGTTAACGGTATAACCGGTAAAGCCTTGGCCTGTTATTAAAACATCGTTTCCAGACACTGATGGGCCGGCAATAATAAAAGCAGTCGGAAAGTCCGACAATTGACTTATTAAAGGGTCCGATATCTCTATAGCTCCTCCAGCTACTCTTCTTGCTCCGTAATAGATATCTGCGACCAAGCCGTAAGCATAGGTGCTGTCGAAGCCTGTGACGCTTACTCTAACAGCGACCATGGTATTTGTCGGCAAAGATATCGTAGCTAAAGTAGCGCTTGTAAGGCCTACTGTCTGGCCCGACCCCTGAGCAAAGACCCATTCGGAGTCGGAATAGCCAGCAGCGATGCCCGCTACTTCCATCGAGAGCATGCCCGAGAGGTTGTCGCTATCGTCGATAATGACGCCGCTATTTTGAAGCGTAGAGCCTCCAACGCCGTTAGCTCTTAATACGGCGTTATCGGTAGCGCCGGTAGAGCCTCCGATGGTGCCGGAGCCTATAAGGTCTGTCCATACGCCGCCGATATAGGCTTCAACTGTAGGCGTGTCCGTCTCATAACGTATCATACCATTGACGGGAGCGCCGGGGCGTTCTAACTGCGTGCCTACATTTAAAGTTAGGGCCCCCGTGCTTTCGAGGGTGATATTTTGCGAAGAGTCCGCCGTGAGAACATCGCTTCCACCGGATTCTAGGACGATGCTATCATCGGCAGACTCTTTAAATCCTGAGTCCCCGTCTCCGAAGTAATAACCGCCGTTGGCACCTACAGGGGTGTTAAAACGGCCGTTATCATCTAAAGTAGCACCAGAGCCCGCTTGAATAGCGTCATTACCAGTACCATCGGTACGGACTATGGCATTATCGGTAGCGCCGAGGGTGAACTCGAGGTTTATTGCGTTATTCTTAGCCATGGTGCTCCTCTAAAGTTTAGGTCAGGTCAGGGTTGCCGATTACATTGATAATCTGGAAATCGGTGTCAGTAGCTACGCATACGAAGAAGATACTGTCTCTCGTGTGGGTACTGTCGACGGTTCCGCCAGCGCCAGTAGTAGTAGAGGTATTGCCTAGGTGGACGGTCTGGCCAGCGTTTTGCGCTAGCTGCCAAGAGCCTTGGATACCTGTAATAGCAAAAGTATCTCCTACAGTGGCTGTAGCTGGCAGAGTGATGACGACAGTGCCAGCGTTATTGGTGATAACACCTTCGCCAGCTGCCAAAGCTCTTGCCAAAGTGGCTTCAACAACCCAGTTAAGAGCATCGATGCTTGCCCACTTCAAACCTGAAGCTTCACCGGAGTCGGCTTGTAGGAATGTTCCGTCAGCGCCGACAGTAAGGATTTCAGGGGTATTGGCCGCAGAAGCGGAAATAATGTCGCCTTTAGCTACTAGGTCGTGGTAAGCTAAGATAGTAGTAGCAGCGTAGTTAGGGATAGTAAGGTTGGTAGCTTGCTGAGATGTCAGTGTCAAGTCACCGCCAGCTGTCACGGTAAGCACTCTAGCGGTTGTACCACCACCTAGCTGAAAACCGTCGGCATTAGCTCTTACATCTAAATTAATTGCAGTGTTTCTAGCCATTTTATTGTCCTCTCTTTGGCTTAAACTAAGTTAAAATTCCCAATGGCATTTATAACCTGCCAGGATAAGTTTGCTACAGTGCATACCAGAGTTACGCAGTCGCCTTGAAGATAACAAGACATCTGCCCGGCAGGCCCTACAGTGGAAGTTTCTACGCCGTACCTCATCTGCTGGCCAGCGCCTTGCAGGATGTCAAAGTTTCCAGTGCCTATATTAAGAAGCCAGATGAAATCTCCGACCGCTGAAGCAGCAGGAAGGGCAAGGTCGACATTGCCAGCGGTGTTAACAACGGCGATATCGTTAGAGACCAGAGTGTCGTTAGCTACTATAGTCCTGGGATTTACATAGATAAGGCCCGACTTGTTCTGAAGCTTCAACGGCGTTACAGCTCTTAAGTCGTCTATGCCGGCATCCGTTTCCGCTTGAGTCGCTAGCTCTAAGATACCTTTGACAGTCTCCGAAGCGTCGGGGACAGCTCCTCCGGCTCCTATAGCTTGCCAGGTGGCTACTCCAGCCGTGACATCGACAAGGACATAGGCTGTATCAGCAACCGTGTCCACGGCTATCTGGCCTACGGAATAAGTGTTATCGCCAGGCCCGGGAGCAACTGCCAGAGTGACCGTATTGTTGAGCGACCCTTGGGGATAAACGCTAAGCTTGCCTGATAAAACATCTATTGCATATGTGCTCATAAAAACCTCAAGAGTACGCTAGCGCAGCGCGGTTATCCCAGATATTATCATATTCATTGTTGCCATCCGCCCATTCTACGACGCTGTCAGCGCCTACGATAGTGACGCGTTTTACTTGCCAGCGAGCTACGGAGGTTGCAGTGCCGCACTTGGCTTTGCCGACATAAGTAACGCCGCCTCCAGCATCGTCTATAACTAAAGCTTGTTCGTCATAATAGCCGGGGATAGCTACGCCCTGGGGGTCTTTCTTGAGTATTGGTCTGAAATTAGCCATGACATCCTCGTGTAAAGGAAAAAGTTATCTTTACAAGATTTCTAACAGATAAGAACTTTTATAAAAACAAATAAAAACCATGATAGGAAAAAAGCGGTCAGAAAAAGACTTAAGACGCTTAAGATTAGATGTATATATCCCAACTTACCATTTCGCGACATAAGTTTTTTTGATCTAAAACGTCTCACCTTCTTGCTGACCGCCTTTTTTCTAAAAAACTTCTTCAGCTCCTGGTTCTTTGATCTGAGAGCCAGAGGCTTTTGTTATTTGATCAGCTTGGTTTATTAAGCTGATAGCTAAAGCTTTATAAAGTCTTTGTTTAGCTAGAGTAGGAGCTCCCTTAGACACTTGAGCCATTTTTATAAGCGTTTCTGTAAAAGTTTTATCATAAAGCATGTTAGCTAAAACCCTAGGAGCTGCCACCTCCACGCCTACTTTTGCTAAAGCTGCAGGATTTAAAGTTGCTATGCCCTCTAAAGTAGAAGACACAATTAAACCTCCCCATCCTAAGTCGGCTATGGTAGCGCCAGTTCTCGAAGGATTCATAAATTTTCTAAAACCTTCATTTATAGCCCCGGAAAGTTTTCCTAATTCTTGTACGGATTTATACTTTTCAGGTCCTAAAAGCTGTTTATATATTTCTTGTTTAGCAGGATCTTTAATTGCTGATGTTATTTTTTGAAACTTTGCCCCTCCAGTAGTGGCATCAATTAGATTTTTGCGAAACAAATCTTCTAATTTTGCCTCGGCAAACTTTTTATAAACCGCTTCTCCTTCGGGGTGATATTTCAAAACTTCTCTTAAATCTTTTAACCCTTCTACGGAGTTTGTTTGTCTAAAAAGAGCTTCGGCGTCATTAGAACGAAGAGCAGAAGCAATTTTATTCTGCTTGGGATTGAAAGCTGTCTTATATTCTGAATAATATTTGTTAGCTTTGTTAAATGCTTCTTTCCACTCAGGGCTTGTCGCTTGACCGAATTCAGATAAAGTTTCATTAATACTATTATAAAGTTTAGAAAGCTCGGCTTTTGCCGTAGGTTCCCCGACAGATTCAATAGCTTGGCCAAGAAGTGTTTTTGTGTTCCTAAGAGAATCTACCGTCACCGGGCCTTTTTCTAAGCTCTTCATAACGCCTTGGGCCTTTTTAAACGCTTCTTTGCCCCCTGAGGTCAAGAGTTCCTCTTCAATGCCTCGATATTTACTAATTATGCCTTCCGCCGCTGACCTGGTTTTTGTCAGATTCTCTATAGCTGAATTTCCTGGAAGTAATTTATCAGCGGCTTGATATAATTCACCGGCTTGACCTTTAGCAGAAGAAACGGCCTCTTCCAAAGCTCCAGAAAGATATGTTGATGCTTCATTTCTAAGCATTGGAATTGATTCCTCAGCAACACGCGTGGCATTTTCTAAATTTTGAATAAAACTTTCGCTTATTCTTTTAAATGCTTCTTGAGGTGCTTTTCCAGCTAAAGCGGACTCATTAACTCGGGCTTCAAGAAATCTTAAGGTAGGATTGTCGGTCAAAACACCAGCAGGAAGGTCCATATTATATTTTTTAGCAAGCTCGACAACTTCTGTTTTAACTTGATTTGGAGTTACTTTGATCTTAGGTATTTTTTGATACGTCGCTGCTGGAAGCTCTTTAAATACTTGGCCAGCTTCACCGGTTAACACTCTTCCAGCAGTTCTTCCTACTCCGGAAACAGCTCCAGGAACTCTATGACCTAATACTCCTCCTAAAAGACTAGCTCCAAGCTGGGTTCCTACTCCTCCTCCCAGTTCTTTGGCCGCTTCGCCCGCAGCTCCGGCAGCTGCCATAGAAGTAATGCCCTTAGCTGTCGTTCCGCCAGGAAACACAAGACCTCCGCCAACGAATTCTCCGGCCTTCTGAGCTATGCGCGCGCCGGTTGTCCCAGGCTCATAGCCGGTAAGCTCCTTGATTCCTTCTTCAGCCTCAGCTGAGGTAGGTCCTGCAGCTGCTCCGAAAAAAGAGGTAAGCCAAGGCTTGTCCGATATTTGCTCTTCAAGGCTTTGTGATAGTTCTCTTACTTTCTTAGCGCCTTTCTCCGAGAAAAGTCCTACGCCCTTCTCAACGCCAAGCTCTGTAAGCTGGCGGACATCTCCTCCTAAGCCAGCAAATCCGGAAGCAACGCCGGAAGCAGCGCCTTTTGTCCAGTCCCATGCGGTGCCAAAGAAGCCTTTATCTTCTTTAGGCTTTTCCTCGGGAGCAAAGCTTGCCGTCTCGGGTTCTACGAAGCCGGCATCGGAAGAAGCTGCTGAATAAGCGGAATAGCCAGGCAGAGGAGTAAACATCTGGGCCATCCTATCCTCTGGGCTTCCTCCTGTAGGAGCTTCGGGGGCTGCTCTTCCTCCTAAAGGAGTGAACAGCTCTTTTAATCTTTCTTCTGGAGAGGTCATTGTATAATTTCTCCTCCGAGTTTTTTATACTCTTCAGCGTTTTCAGCGCTCACATAGCCTACTTCTCCTGTGGGAGACCTTACGAGGACGGAGCCTTCGGGAACTTCGCTTGTGCTGTAAGGCATAGGAGCATCGGAAGGCTTCTTACCGGCTGCTATGGCATTGAGGTTGGAAGCTAAGAACTGCGCTTCCTGCTGGCCTAATTTGTTGACCTGCTCATTATAAAGCCTGTTGAAGCTTGGCAGGACATAGCCATAGCGGTTTATCTGCTCTTCATACATGCTTTGCGCTAGGTTGGCCTCATTGAGCTTTTGTCTGTTGATGGACTTTAGCATCTCGATAGCAGCTAGGTTAGCGCCTTTCTTTAAGCCAATTTCCGGCAGGGCATCGGCAATTCTTTTTTCAAGATATTGATTTAAGCCCTTAGCGGAAACACCTTTAAGAGATTCGACAAGCTGCTCTTTCATGGCAGTCTTAAAAGCCTTGCTCTCGGGGCCTTCAATGCCTGGCAGAAGCTTCTTAACAGAAGGGAAGACTTCGCCCCAGTAAGCACCGCTGTAAGGGTCTAACTTGCCGGATTCTACGGACTTAGCGGCGACATCGAGTAAGATGTTGCTTTGTGTAGCAGCCGAAGCTTTCTCGCTTGCTCCTTCTAAGATAGGCTCTGCAAACTTAAAGCTTTTCTCCCTTACCTGCTCTAGCTTCTTAGCTGATAAATCCCTCTGGCTTTGCAATATCTCGGCAAGCTTTGGGTTTGTGACGGCTAAAGCCGCTATCTGAGCATCAGAAAGCTGCACCTGGCCTTGAGCGCCAAAGCCGCCTCCGCCCTCGCCTCCCATGCCTCCGCCTCCTAGCATGTTCATAAGCTGCTGCTGCTGGGCTTGCTGGGATGAAAACTGTAGGCCTTGTAAAAATGTTTTAGCATCAACGCCTTCTGGCACTTGGAAAGGTAAGTTTAGTTGGTTGATGGCAGCTTCGGCTTCTTCAGGAGTGCCGGATAAGACGGTATTTAGGATATCAGGCGATAAGTCGCCCATAGCCTGGGGCATGGAAGCTCCTGCTTGAAGACCCGCTTGCAAGCCTGCGCTTTGGGATTGCTGCTGTTGCTGAAGCATCTGTTGTTGAGCTAGAGCTTGCTGGCGTTGCATATAAGCCTGATTGTAAGCTTGGCCTGCTGATTGAATAGCGTTGCCTAGCGGGCTTTCTTCTCTTGGTAAAATTATTGCTGACATTTTTTACCTCTATTGTGTGTTGCCGTATAATCTTGCCATCATTTGCAACAAGGGCGATGTAGCAAGCCCTGGAGCTAGGGAAGAGCCGAACGCTTGGGGGTTTATTTGAGGAAAGCCGGAAGAAAGCCCCTCCATCATATTTTGCAGCCCTTCTAAAGTATAAGTAGGCGTTTGAGGTGTTGGGGTTATATCCGTCCCGGCGCCTGCTGTTGTTTCGGCTGATGGCTTTTGAGCGCGTCCTAGGCCTAATAGGTTGCTAAGAGTTCCTCCTCCTCCGAAGTAAGAGCCTAAACCTCCGCCTATAGCTCCTAGCGCTGAGCCTAATATACCCTGTTTTCCTTGTGAGATTATAGGCGTCTGGCTTTGGGCCATAGCAGGGTTTAGCATGGCCATAGCTTGGCTAAAAGGCATCGAAGAGACCTGGGCTAGAGCAGGAGCTGCTGCAAGCTGGCGTTGTTTAGCAGCGTCGAGAAGGCCTGCTAGCTGAGAGCTTAGCTGGGTTCCTAGGTTTTCTCCCGCCTGGGCTAGCGACTGGTTTAAAGCTGAAGAGCGCGTAGCTCCTACATTGGCGTATTTTTGCTGGATAGCTGGGATGATATCCTGTGTAAACGTCTGCATGGCAGGGTTTACAAACTGCTGCTGGTATTGCTCTTTTATCTCCTCGGGCCTGTAGCCAGCAAGGCTCATAAGCGACTTTTGCGCCGTCTGGTAGCCTGGCATCTTGGTAATATCAGAGCTTGCCAGCATAGGGCCCGCCTGGGCTACAATCTGGTTTAGTAAGTCTAGCTGCTGGCGATTATAAGGGGAAGTATAACCCTTTACTTCGCCTCCGGGGGTGCCAAAGATGGTTGATTTAAGCGATTTACCCATTGTCTTCCTCTAAATTGTATTCTAACATCGTAACTTTCGTAGGCTTGAAGCCGTATTTTTGATAAGCTTTGGCATTTTTGGTAAACCATATAATCTTATCAAGATTGTTATCTTTTAATACTTGTATCAAATGTTTCTTTAATTTGGCTATAGCTTCTCCGCTATGCCAGTAATTTTTATCGACGGAGTAGTGGTTGACGACGAGGTCCCTTGTCAATGTGTCGATTATAGCCCATACAAAGCCTTTGACTTGTCTTTTGTCATTGATCATAACCCAGAGGTGGTTATTGGGATTGGGCAAAAAGAGGCCGTCGTGGATTACCGTAGCGTTGGCTTTCTGCCAGGCGTAGAAATCTTCTATCTCAAAATCCCTTTCCTTAAGCTGCTCGATAAGATAAGTAGGTATGTGGTCTGGGTCTATGACTCTTAAGAATTTTAAGTCGTTGATGTCGTTATTACTCATAATTAACTCGTTATGTAACTTATATATCCTGCCAATATCCCCGAGTTTGGCATAACTATATCCGAAGCCGTGACACCGTCCAAGCAAGCTTTAACTTTGGCGATATTAAGGTTTGTACGCTGTGCAGAGAAAGACAAATAGTTGCCTGTTCCCGTCCATACGAACCCAGAGCCGTAAGCATGGCCTACGAAGCCTGGGCCGTCATTGCCTCCGACAAAATCGCCCATATCGATGCTTGGGAAAGGCAAGTTGATACAGAGGAAATTTCCAGGCCCTGAGATGGAAAAAGCCGTCCATTTAAGGGAAAACCAGTAGTGGACATGCTGGCCGTATCTAATAATTCTTCCCACCTGGTAGTCGTAAGTGCCAACGCCTCCAAGGGGATTGCCTATAATCTTAACATCGGCAGAGCCTAAGGTCTGTATGACGGAATCTCCATAGAGGATAGAGCTTGTAGAAGTCTGCATAAGCCTATAGAGGCGATCTAAGTCTTTTCTTACATCGCCTGTCTGGTAGAAGTCGGTAGGAAGCGTTCCTGGGCTTGTCATAACGAAGATCCTTTTATGGGCTTCATCCAGAGGGCCATGCCATGGATAATAACCGGCTGGTTAGCTGCGGTATGATAGATTTTAAGCTTATGAAAGTCTCCCGTTATGCCGGCATAGACTCTTTTCCATACTTTCCCGCCCGTGAGAGCGTCGTTGGAGACAACCCCTCCGCTGACGTAAGCCGTATAGCCTGTAGCGTCTACGCCGTCGAGGGTTATATTGTTATCGTCGACGACAGTTACCGTAAAGTTATTGTTGTTAAGTTCTGTCGTCCCCACAATATCGTAGATATATATTGAATCTCCAGTATCTAAGCCGTGGTTATTTACCTCCACTTGGCAGGGATTTGTTAAAGAAACGTTGGAAATATCCTCTAAAATAGCTGTATTGGGAAGAAAATTAGTGCTTTTAGTTAAAACAGGCGCTATCTCATCGTTAACATAGAAGTCGACATTAAGAGAAGTGTGAGCATCGATGTTCACAAGGATATCGACATAGCCAAAGTATGCTCTAAGCCCTTGCTGTAAGAAGGGATTGAATTCTTTAGTCTCTATGACAAAGTTGATGGGGTCGCCTTCATCCGAGGCGGTAAAATCGAGGTGGTAAAGCTTGCCGTCGACGGTTCCCCCCAGCATGATACGCGAGTCGGGGCCTCTGAAAGCATCAATCCAGGTCTCAGAGCCTAAGTCTATCCATTTATAGTCGGGAAGTGATGCTCCAAAGTCGTCCCAAGCAACTTCTATTTCCGTCTCATAGCCTCCGAGGCAGGTAAGGGGAATGTCGCCTTTGCCCCAGGAGTTAAGGAGGTTGCTTAAGAAAAGAAGAGAATCATTATCGCCTGTCGAAGAAGAGCTTGGGTACGTCCACCAGGTTTCTTCTTCTAAGATATACCTATGGCCGAAGATCCTATCGATATAAGCCTGGTTGATCTTATCGGAGGTGAAAAAAGGTATCTTCTCACTGAAGAGGTTTACTTCGGAGCCGTTGGAAGCTATAACGCCCGTCTCTCCTATGCTCACTAGAAAAGAATCATATTCGACGACGCTATAGGGGGCGTTGCTCTCGCGTCCATCGTTAATCTTCTGCCAGTAGAAAGGAAGTGTTGAGCTCGAGCTTCGTAGGAGAAGCCAGGTGCTTTTCTCAAAGAAAACTATGAGGTTGTCTCTTAGAAACCCAGCGCCCTTAATAAAATCTCCTGAAGCAGCGTCAGTATATCCACCAGCGCCGGCAATATCATCCCGCCAAGAGGTAGGATCATCAACGGCAGACCAACGGGCTCGTTGTCCAAATCGTCCTCCTGTCTCTGTCGTGTCTAAAAGGACCAGCCTACTACCATAATAAAATACCCATCCCGCCGTAGAAACAGTACTGCCAACGCCGTCAATTGTAACCGTCTGGACGGTAACATTAGTTCCATTATAGTATTGCAAAGGAGAAGCATTGTTAATAAAGAAGAGGTGATTATTAGGATTAACAGGAAAAAGAGCAGAGTTATAATAAGAATAATCTGTTGCACTTAACGATGCTCCGGCAATAGCGTTAAAAGTAGGAGTAGTATAATCATAAGACCATATGTTGTTTTCTTGGATAACAATAAGCTCTTTTTCGTTGGTATTGTCGATATATTGGAAGATTGCTAGGACGCTGTCGCCATTGCCAAAGTCCCAGAATTCGGTATAACCCCTTCTTTTTTCTATTTTTCCTTGCCTTATGATAAAATTATTGCCGTCAGTGACGGCATCATTGGGGCTAAGCCAGGCGTCATAGCGTGTGTTTAGGCCGCTATCAAGAGGAGCTATCAGGAAGGGTTGGTATGTCATCTTTTAGTAACCCTGATTTTTTCAGTTCTATAACATCTTTAGTTTCTAAATACTCTTTAGCTATTATCCTCAAGCCCTGTGATAGGTTATGAAGCTGTCCGCATAGCTCGGCCTGCTGGCGTTGCATGCCAAATATCTTATTGTAAAGGTCTTGCAGCATAAGAAGAGTTCTTATAGGCGCGCAGTCTTTAATAAGTACCGGTTTTTCCTCTTCGTCCGATGTCCACCAATTCTCTATATAGTTAGGGCATTTGCCTTTGTCTTTAAGCTTTTTTAAAGGACATTCTTTACAATTGGCGGTATCTTCCATAATTAGCTCTTGGTTATTAATATTCCAACACGTGCTAAAGGCCTATAAGTGCTTCCATGGTTGTGGGCAGAGCCTCCGCCTGTAGCATTCGTAGAAGCTAAGTTTGTATCGCCTGTTGCTATACCAAATCCGATTGAACCAAAATTATTTATACTAAAAGAAGGCGAATACGTGTGACTGTGGGAGGGCATCTCGGCTATTGTAAGCGTATGGCTCGGCTGCGTCCACGTTCCGGCAGATGTGCCGCCAGTGGTATAGGTAGAGCCGCCTTTGATAGCTAAGAGCGTGTCGCCTACAGAGCCTACTATCGACCAGAGGCTTGCCGTCTCTCCGCTTATGGAGTTTGCATAAATGTAAATTGTCTGGGAGCCTAGGCCTAATTTAAGAGAAGCTCCTAAGGCAGATTCTAGAGCGCTCCAGTTAGTTCTTATATAGCCGGGGCTAAGCCTTAGCTCGTCGGTATCGGCTGGTTTTGTAGCATCATACGTCATCTAAAACCTCGGGGCTGCTCTTTCTGAATTAGTTGCTTCTATAGTCCGTCTCATGACAAGTTTTTGTCTCTCACGGTAGAAAGGCTCTATCTCGACAAGCCTTTCCGTCTCTCCATTGTCTAAAAAGATCTGCCGTGCCGCGCCTATAGCTATTAAGGGTCCCCATTCTTCTAAGATAGGAGTCGAACTAGAAGAACTAAGCAAGGTAGGGGTTTTATAAGCTATAAGCCTTACTTGGTAAGCAGAGTCCGGCACAGGGTAAAAGGAGATGGTCTCATTAAAGACCAGTGCATCGGTAGGCCTACCTAAAGTATAAGGAGCGTAGGAAGCCGTAATAGTTTGGCCGTCGGCCGGAGCAGTATTAAAAGTCACCGAATACGCTCCGGAAGAGTAATCGATCGTTCCGGTCCCTCCTAAAGAGCCTGTTAGTGTTCCAGACCCGGAGGAATCGCTGAAGACCTCCGTATCGTCGGTTACAGCTATAAGGCCCGATGCAAGCGGGAAGGAGGAAAGAGTTCCGGAAAAAGCGACCGTGACGGCGTCGCCGACACCTAACTTCTCTCTGTTAAAATAAGACGGCACAGCAGATAAAAAGAAATTAACATCTTGATAATAGTTTATTTCCAGGCCTTCGATATAAATGTTGGGTTGGACATTTACATAGCCTGTAATATCGTATTCTTTAACTTCAGGAGTAGTTATAAAATCATAATAATCTCTAATCTTGTCGGTCTTAAGCTCGGCAGGGAAGTCATAAACGTAGTAATCATTTATATAATCATCGAGCTCGGCATTGGTAAGCTGCTGAGTGCTCTTCCTTCCCGTTATATTCCTTACTTTCCTTCGTATGTCTGCAAGTTCCCATCCCATTATCTGCTCCTAAGCGTAAACCTCGGGATAAATCCTTTGGGTGTCTTCACCATCTTACCTTGGCCATCGGGAGCATACGTATAGATAGGTGTTCCACAGGATTCTAAATGTTTAACAACTTTTTTTGGCAAATCATATATTCCGCCATGAAAAAGGTGGTACTTCTGAGGGTTTCTAGTGCTTCCATAGACAAATTTCAATGCCAGGCCGGGAGTTTCAATATTTATAAACTCTACCCTCTCAGTATCTTTAATCCAGTCGTCGTTTTCTAGAGTATCTTGTTTCTTATCTGGAATAACTGATACTTTTTCTTCTGTATTATATTTTTGATCTACTTCTATTTTTTCCATAATAACTCCTATCTAATATTGCCCCGCCGAAACGGGGCATGGATCGTTAAGACGCATCTTGTAATACAGCTTTGTAATACCATACGTCATTGTTAGCGCCGACAACCGCGGTGCCGAGGGTCAAGCCCACGATGCCTACGTTCTCGGTTGGCGATGACTTCTTGTAAGCAATACCGCTAGAGCTATAGACACGGTAGTTGGTGGTATCTTCAACTAAAGTGATTGTAGTAGCGGTAGTGGAAGCCACGGTAAACTCGCCGTTAAGGGTTGTTTTCGTAGCATCGTAGGTTTCTGCTATCTGCCCAACGACCAAAATATCAGCGGCAACGATGCCTAAGTCTGATGGGTCAAAGTTAACAGTAAGCACACCTGGGTTTGCATTGGTAAAACCGGAGACGGTCAAGCCAAAGACAGCGCCTTGGTCTAGAGCGGTAAAACCGTTAGCGGCGGCGTAAATGCTTTCATCAGTAGCAGCGGCGTTGGTGTTGACAACTCCGAAGTATGATGCTGCGGGCATCGACTTGTTCCACCAAGCTCTCTTAAGCACACCGGGGTTTGCTGTAGAGTTATACTGTGTTAGGTTATGCATCTCAAAAGATACAACTTCCGAACCTAAGTCTAGGTTATAAGCGTTTCCATCGCTAGTAAAATATCCTTCAACAACAGCCATGATTAACCTCCATTAACTATGTCGTGCTTGTAAGTTAACCATAAACGCATCATTTAAGATACGTGCGACGTAGGGGGCTTTGTAGCCCACGGTGGCCCTTTGGTGCAATGGGTCGGAGCTTCCGGAAGAGCCTAAAGGCTCAACATAGAACTCGCCGCTTTCAGATTCTAAGCTTACAGCGCCATAGGCTTCACGGCCTACGATGAAGTTTCTATAGATATTGAAAGTGCCACTAGTGTCGACAGAAGCTATAGAGCTATAGAGCCAACGTACGTTGCCGGTAGAGCCCCACTCTTCGTTGAAGACGGAATTCTGGTTTGGATACTGCGAAGAGCTCAAGAAACCGGAGACTTGCTCGAGGTCATTAAGCAGATCAGTATGGATAAATCCCCAGAAAGAAGGCCTTACGGGCGATGTTCCAACGCCATCGTTAGCTCCGATAACTTCAGTTATCGGATCAGCGTCGTTTCCGAGAAGAGTTAGCACGGCACCGTCGATGTCTGCTTTGGTAAGCTCTGTAGGAGGTCCTGCAGTAGAGCCGCTAGAGCAGTTAAGGACGGAGCTTGTTGAACCTAGGACGTCTCTTGTAATCTCGTCTAGGGTCTCACCCATATTAATGGCTAGGATCCTAGAAGCTTCGTTTAATATCCTGTCTTCAACAGTAATTGTCAATTGGTCGGTCAAGATAACGAAGTTACCATACCAGTCTATTCTTGCTTTGATATCAGTCACAGAAAGTTGTGCTCCCGGAGGAGTTACGCCTTCGGTTAGAGCCACTGTCGCGGTTGCCAATCGGCTATTGCGACGGAAAATAATCGTGTCCCCGTGCTTGCGAGGGAGCGTACGACGTTGCGCAAATCTTTGGTGGATCAATGCGGGCTTGGCTGTCATCAGCAAAAGCCGGTCGTAGTACTCGCGCACAGCAGGAGGAACAACAGTTGTCGTTGTTAGATTTGCCATCTATTTTCTCCTAATATTGGCCAGTATTTTGTGCTACTAACTTGCGGAAGTCCTCGTTAGACATACTTTTATACTTGCCGACACCGGTCACAGGAGCATTGGTTCCAACAGCGCTAAGGCTTTGAGGCTTAGTGTAGTTGTCTAAAACTTTCTGGCTTTGGGGCGATAAGTTTTTCTTGGCCGTTTCTTTCATATAGGCCGATGAGCGTTTTGCCATCTTATACGCATACTTATATGGGTTAGCAGAGTTTTGTATCTCTGATTTTAGGTCGGGGTCTTCTTCGATGGCCAAAGGAAGGTATTTTTCGATAACTTCCTTATAATCAGGAGCGGCTGCCATCATCTGAAGTTCCGCCGTGCTCTGCTGCGTCTGCGCTACCACCTGCTGGTTGTACTTTTGCATCTGCTCAGCTAGTTTTTTAGCTTGGCCCACGGTTAAAAACTCATCATCTTGCATTCCAGAAAACTCGTCCTGCTGGGGTTTTTCACTTTGAGTATACTGATTTTTCAGCATCTCAAAGTGGTCGCTGTATGTCTGGACGTTTCTTCGCAAATTAACGTTTTCATCTTTCAGGTCTTTAAGCTCGCTGCGGATCTTCTCAAGCGCCTCAAGGGGTACCATCTTGGACTCTGTCCCGCTAGCTTCTTCAATCCCTGGCTGAGCGGCGGCCTCAGCTATTTCGCCCGCATTGATGTCTTCATCCATAAAATAATCCTTACTGATAGAGCAAAGCAGAGCCTACTTTAAACGACGATTCGTAAACATCGGGCACAAACTCCGCGTCTTGGTCGTAAACGCTTTGGTCGATAGGGGCATCGTGAGGGAAAACTTCCATCTTATAACGCCCTTTCTTATTGTCGACGTGTATTCTTATAGTGCCAAGCATCGCCGGGGGCTCTGCATTCATTTTCGCGAACACTTGCTTGAAAGTCTGAAAACTTCCAATAACTGTCTGGCCCTTGAGCGGCTTGGTATGGACGAGAAGCCAATACTGGTCTTCTCTCGAGTGCTTATCGAGCTCTTTTTGCAAAAGCTCCATAAACCCCTGGGCCATAGCATCACGGGTCTCGCCTAGTAACTGCATACTAATATTCCTTTTTCATCTCTTGTTTTGCCATGGGATGGTAGCCTTTGTCCGATAGCTTGCAGCGTTTGATCTTGCTAGCTTCGTCGCCGCCAACGGGCATATCTTGCTGTAGTTTCATCTTTATAGGCGCTCTGTCGTGCATAGCTGCCATCGATGTTTTCCTTTGTCCTTTGTTAAGCATTTCTATGCCTTTAGACTTCATAGGGAGTCTCCTTTGAGGGTGTGCCCTCCAATTGTTTTGCTAAGTTCATAAGCTTGATAATTCTATCTGTCTCCATCGACTCGAGTTCTTTAAGAGCTTTGGCCCTGTCCAGCTGGGCTTGTGCTTTATCCGTCTCAGCCCCCGACTGTCTTTCTTGGGCTAAGCCGAGGTTAGCTAAGGCCCTCGTCCTGCGCTCTTCGGCACTTGCCATATTAGACTCTGTGAGCGATGTTAAGTTTTGGTTGTTAAGCGCCCTATCTTCCATGATTATCTGCTCTTGCGCTTGAGCTTTTTCGCTTTCCGCCTCTTGGGAAGCTTGAATCTCTTGCATAAGGTCGGTCTTGCCTTGGATGGGAGCCGCTTTCGTGAGCAGGCCGGGAGGTATGTACTCGCCAACCTCTTTAAGCCTAAGGAGTTGTAAGAAGAACATCTGCCTTTGAGTGTCGGTAAGGACGCCTTCTTGGACTACGGAGTCGTATTTGCCAAAGTCTTCGCTGTAAAACTCTTGCGTAGGCTGCTCATTTAAGATCCTCTGGATTTTCTGAGGGCTCCAGCGCTGTATGAAGTTAAGAACTAAGCCGGAGAGAAGCTTTTGGGAGTATCTGAGCCTATCGAAGAGGTCTTGGAGCGTCACTAAGCCTGCGCCTTGGCGTAATTTAACGGTAATACCCGTATCTGTATCATCGGCAGCGCCTAGAAGCTCTTCGGTAACACCTGAGATGTCCATAATATCGCGGTCGTAGAGCTCCTGAAGCTGGAACATCGACGGCGGCACCTGAGCTGGCACTCTAGGCTGTATGTCTGCTAGGGAGTTTTCTTCTTTGACCCATGTGACCTTGCCTTGGCCGCTTTCGAAGAGGGAACGGGGGTTGACAACGGAGTTTTCTTTTGCGATAAAACCACTATTGATAGAGCTTTCGATGATATCGGTCATCTGCGAGCGTCTTCTGTTGCTCTCGATCTGCGGGTCTCTTAAGGCTCTGACGATACTTTGGTATTTAAGGGAATATTGGTTGGTCTCGGGCTCGAAGAGGGCTACGAAGGGCACAAAAGGATACTTGTTGATGCCAAGCGGGTTAGTATCCATAGAGATAACTTCTTTGCCTATGAGGATATAGCGCTCGACGACGGGCTTTTGGATAGGCCTTGCTTGGATTTGGGGGTTTTGCTGCATGATGAGGGCTAAAGCTTCGAAGTTAGCCTCCATCTCCGCCATCTGGCCCGTTGCGGGGTCTACGAGGAGGTAAGCATCTTGGTAGTTTTGCTTCCAATATTCGTCAACAGCGAGGATATCTTTGCCTAAAGTTTGTCTAACTTCTGGCATAAACTGGTATTTGTCGTCCCTTGCGCACTCTGGGAGGCTGTCGATAACTTCGGAATACATCGGCAAGAAGCTCTTAGCTTGCCTGCGAGACATGTATTTACGCCTCATGAGGTAGTTGCAGTCGGAAAGGTCTAGCTTTGTGAGAAATGGATCAAGCAGTAGAGAATTATAAGGAATACGAGCAAAAGCAATATCGCCGTCGAGAGGGTCATAGCGGTAGTCCATGTAAACTTCGATTAAATTAAGCCCTGTCTTAAGGGCTCCTGAGAAAGCATCGGATATCGTCTCATAGCCGTCTCTTTGCATCACGTAGAGCATAAGCTCTGTCATCTGGTCGGCCGTAGCTTGGTCGGAGTTTTCCACAGGCGTGACGACGGAAGAAAGCCTGTTCTTTCTCTGGTAGCCCGTTATCATGTTGACAACGCGCTTAATCTTGTTAAAAACGTACGCTGCGCGCCCTTGAAGCGCTAGCTCGTTTTTCTCCTGGTAAGTCCACTGGTCGCCTAGGTAGAAGTCTAGGTCTTTCTGAGCCTCGGCATAGAAGCCGTCTACGACTTGGTAAGCCTCGTTATAGGCTTCATCGTATTCGTTAGTTATGTTCTGTGGCTCGGAGTAGGTTGGTTGCTTTTGCTGGTCCTGCTGGTGAGTGTCATCTTCGACGACCCAAGATAATTTCTCGGTAAACTCAGGTGCTGCCATTATACGCCCCTGGTAAGTATAGATTTTAGTTATATATAACCAAATCTTTGCTTACAAAGTAAATAAAAATATCACTTGAGCTAATCTTTTTTACAAATGTTAAGTTATTTTTTGGAAAAAATTCGGAAACTGCAGCTTTTTGATGGTATGAAAAATGCCCTCCAATAACGGTCTGAGCGAGAAAACACTATAGAAAATGCCTGCGGTATTTGGCTTCTAGAGCATTGGCTTCGGCCTCGGACATCCTGGAGTCTGAAGAGGCCTTAAGGCTTGTGGCTAAGTATCTTAGAGCGTCACAGAAATGAGATGTCCAGTCGTGGACGGGATTGCTAGAATAAACATTCATCTTCTCGTTATATTGCTTGCGGTAGTTGTCTATGCACTTGATTAAGTGTTTGTTACGCTCTTCATCGATCCAAAGCCTGTGGAAGGTAGCCCTTACGGCCTCGATGCCATCAAGGATAGCTAGCTTGGGAAGGACTCTAAACTTAATGCCTAGCTTGGCTGCTGAGGCTCTGCGGGATAAGCCCCCAGCTCCTAGCTCTCGGACCTCTATGTCATGAGGGCCCCAGTGTGTGCCGTAGATATATTCCTTGTCCTGTAAGACCTTAGCATAGTGGTCTAAGCCCTCGCCATGGCTCTCGTAGCTGTCGATGATATGCACTTCGTTACCACAGACCTGGAAAAAGATTATAGCCGTGCTGTCGGAGACTCCTAGGTCCCAAGCAGTGTGCACGACAACGGAGGGGTCGTAAGGGACTTTGCCTATGCGGCTCTCGAGCCTTGCTTTTTGCATGTATTTGGAGTAGTAGCTTCCCTCGGCGCCTAGGAGGTAGGAGCAGTAGAACTCCTGCTGTATCATATCCTCGGACATGCCAGACTTGCGCTCTTCCTCTATATCGGCCTCTGTAAGCACGTGAGTATCTTCTATAGTGAGAGTCTCGGCAAACCACTTGTCGTTGTGCTTGGCCATGTTGTAGAGGTCGTAGGCCCAGTTCTGCCCTCGAGGAGTGAAGTTAAATATTGCCCAGCCGTCGTTCTCCGCGAGGATAGGACGGGTGTATTCCCAAGCCTGGGGATCTTGCAAAGAAAACTCGGAAAATACGCATCCTACGGGGTTTATTCCTACGTTGAGAATGCTATCAGTGCCCATTATTTGGATTATAGAGCCGTTGTTAAACTCAAGCTTCATCTCTACAGAGTTTTCGCCTTTAACCAAATGCTTAGGAGCGTAGTCTAAGAAGCGCTTGCCCTCTTTGGTAGCGCCATCCCAGAGGATACGGCGCCCTAGCCTGGAGGTGGGGAAATAATATATATAGGTGCCTACACGGTCGTGCAAAGCCTTGAATATCATAAGGTTCCAGCAGACTAATTCCTTGCCCGAACGCCTATGCCATACGACCACGGCTCTATCGTAGTCGTACATCATAGCGTCTATAAGCTTTCTCTGATAATGTCTGGGGATAAACGGCAGCGAGGCTTTA